AGTGAAATACCTCCCTTTTGTGGATTAGTCTATTTGTCGACATTTTGTGTTGGTGGTGAGTGTGGTGCAGCCTGAGCTTCCTGATAGTCGTGATTGGTGTGGGGAGACGCGTCGTTGGTGGCGTGTGTGGGGTGAGGATAGTCGCGCGCAGTACGTGTCTGATGAGGAGTGGCTGTTTCTCATGGATGCTGCGGTGATTCATGATGTGGTGTGGCGTGGGGGTCGTGCTGATTTGGTGGCTTCGCTTCGTGCTCATGTGAAGGCGTTTATGGGCATGTTGGATAGGTATTCGGTTGATGTGGCGTCTGGTGGTCGCGGTAATGGTTCTGCTGTGGCGATGATTGACAGGTACAGGAAGCGTAAAGGGGCCTAATGTCTAGCGTTGTTGGTTCTCAGGTTCCGCGTCATCGTGTTGCTGCGGCGTATTCGGTGACTGCTGGCGGGGATGCTGGGGAGCTTGGGCGTGCGTATGGGTTGACGCCTGATCCGTGGCAGCAGCAGGTGTTGGATGATTGGCTTGCGGTCGGCGGTAATGGTCGTCTTGCTTCTGGTGTGTGTGGGGTGTTTGTTCCGCGGCAGAATGGCAAGAATGCGATCCTTGAGGTTGTGGAGTTGTTTAAGGCGACTATTCAGGGTCGCCGTATTTTGCATACGGCTCACGAGTTGAAGTCGGCTCGTAAGGCGTTTATGCGGTTGCGTTCGTTTTTTGAGAATGAGCGGCAGTTTCCTGACTTGTATCGTATGGTGAAGTCGATCAGGGCGACGAATGGCCAGGAGGCTATTGTGTTGCATCATCCGGATTGTGCCACGTTTGAGCGTAAGTGTGGTTGTCCGGGTTGGGGTTCTGTCGAGTTTGTGGCTCGTAGCCGGGGTTCGGCTCGCGGGTTTACTGTTGATGATTTGGTGTGTGATGAGGCTCAGGAGTTGTCGGATGAGCAGTTGGAGGCTTTGCTTCCTACAGTAAGCGCTGCTCCGTCGGGTGATCCGCAGCAGATTTTTTTGGGTACTCCGCCGGGGCCGTTGGCGGACGGGTCTGTGGTGTTGCGTCTTCGTGGGCAGGCTTTGTCGGGTGGTAAAAGGTTTGCGTGGACGGAGTTTTCGATTCCGGATGAGTCTGATCCGGATGATGTGTCGCGGCAGTGGCGGAAGTTGGCGGGGGAGACTAATCCGGCGTTGGGTCGCCGCCTGAATTTTGGGACAGTATCGGATGAGCATGAGTCTATGTCTGCGGCCGGTTTTGCGCGGGAGCGGCTTGGCTGGTGGGATCGTGGCCAGTCTGCTACGTCTGTGATTCCGGCCGATAAGTGGGCTCAGTCTGCTGTGGATGAGGCGAGTCTGGTGGGCGGGAAAGTGTTTGGTGTTTCGTTTTCTCGTTCTGGGGATCGGGTTGCTTTAGCGGGTGCCGGCCGGACTGATGCTGGGGTTCATGTTGAGGTTATTGATGGACTGTCGGGAACGATTGTTGATGGTGTGGGCCGGTTGGCTGACTGGTTGGCGGTTCGTTGGGGTGACACTGACCGGATCATGGTTGCCGGGTCTGGTGCGGTGTTGTTGCAGAAAGCGTTGACGGATCGTGGTATTCCGGGCCGTGGCGTGGTGGTTGCGGATACTGGCACCTATGTGGAGTCTTGTCAGGCGTTTTTGGAGGGTGTCAGGTCTGGTGTTGTGTCTCACCCTAGGGCTGATTCTCGCCGTGACATGTTGGATATTGCTGTGAGGTCGGCTGTGCAGAAGCGTAAAGGGTCTGCGTGGGGTTGGGGTTCCTCGTTTAAGGATGGTTCTGAGGTTCCTTTGGAGGCTGTGTCTTTGGCGTTTATGGGGGCTAAACAGGCTAGGCGTGGCCGTCGTGATCGTAGTGGTAGGAAGCGGGTGTCTGTGGTATGAACTCGGATGAGTTGGCTCTGATTGAGGGCATGTACGATCGTATCCAAAGGTTGTCTTCGTGGCATTGCCGTATTGAGGGCTACTATGAGGGTTCGAGCCGGGTGCGTGATTTGGGGGTTGCTATTCCTCCGGAGTTGCAGCGTGTGCAAACGGTGGTGTCGTGGCCTGGTATAGCTGTGGATGCTTTGGAGGAGCGTCTGGATTGGCTTGGCTGGACGAATGGTGACGGCTACGGCCTGGATGGTGTGTATGCTGCGAATCGGCTTGCTACGGCGTCGTGTGATGTGCATTTGGATGCGCTGATTTTTGGGTTGTCGTTTGTGGCTGTTATCCCCCAGGATGATGGGTCGGTGTTGGTTCGTCCGCAGTCACCAAAGAATTGCACAGGCAAGTTTTCTGCCGATGGTTCTCGTCTGGATGCGGGTTTGGTTGTGCAGCAGACGTGTGATCCTGAGGTTGTTGAGGCGGRGTTGTTGCTGCCTGATGTGATTGTTCAGGTGGAGCGGCGCGGGTCTCGTGAATGGGTTGAGACGGGCCGTATCGAGAATGTGCTTGGGGCGGTTCCGCTTGTGCCTATTGTGAATCGGCGCAGGACGTCTCGTATTGATGGGCGTTCGGAGATTACGAGGTCTATTAGGGCTTACACTGATGAGGCTGTTCGCACACTGTTGGGGCAGTCTGTGAATCGTGATTTCTATGCGTATCCTCAGCGTTGGGTGACTGGCGTGAGCGCGGATGAGTTTTCGCAGCCTGGCTGGGTCCTGTCGATGGCTTCTGTGTGGGCTGTGGATAAGGATGATGATGGTGATACTCCGAATGTGGGGTCGTTTCCTGTCAATTCGCCTACACCGTATTCGGATCAGATGAGACTGTTGGCGCAGTTGACGGCTGGGGAGGCTGCTGTTCCGGAGCGTTATTTTGGGTTTATCACGTCTAATCCGCCGTCGGGTGAGGCGCTTGCGGCGGAGGAATCTCGGCTTGTGAAGCGTGCTGAGCGGCGTCAAACGTCGTTTGGTCAGGGCTGGCTGTCGGTTGGTTTCCTGGCTGCCAGGGCGCTTGATTCGRGTGTTGATGAGGCCGATTTTTTTGGTGATGTGGGTTTGCGTTGGCGTGATGCTTCAACCCCGACTCGGGCGGCTACGGCTGATGCTGTGACGAAGCTTGTGGGTGTCGGTATTTTGCCGGCGGATTCTCGGACGGTGTTGGAGATGTTGGGGCTTGATGATGTGCAGGTTGAGGCTGTGATGCGGCATCGTGCCGAATCTGCGGATCCGTTGGCGGCGCTGGCTGGGGCTATATCGCGTCAAACTAACGAGGTATGATAGGCGATGGCTTCGGGTGTTGCGTCGAGGTTGGCTGCTACCGGGTATCAGCGTGAGGCGGTCAGGTTTGCCGGGAAGTATGCGGGCTATTATGCCGAGTTGGGTCGTTTGTGGCATTCCGGGAAGATGAGTGACACACAGTATGTGCGTTTGTGTGTCGAGTTGGAGCGTGCCGGCCATGACGGTTCCGCGGCTATGGCGGGCAAATTYGTTTCAGATTTTCGGAAGCTTAACGGTGTGGGTCCTGGTTTGATCGTGTATGACGAGTTTGATGCTGCTGCGGCTTTGGCGAGGTCGTTTTCGACTATGAAGATTATGAATAGTGACCCGGATAGGGCGAATGATACTATTGATGCTATGGCGGCGGGTGTTAATCGGGCTGTCATGAATGCTGGCCGTGACACGGTTGAGTGGTCTGCGGGTGCGCAGGGTAGGTCGTGGCGTCGGGTGACTGATGGTGATCCGTGTGCTTTTTGTGCCATGTTGGCTACGAGGTCGGATTATACGACTAAGGAAAGGGCGCTCACGACTGGTCATACTCGGCGTCATAAGCGTGGCGGTAAGCGTCCGCTGGGTTCGAAGTATCATGATCATTGTGGGTGTACGGTGGTTGAGGTTGTTGGTCCTTGGGAACCAAATAGGGCTGATACCGAGTATCAGAAGGTTTATGAGAAGGCTCGCGAGTGGGTTGATGATCACGGGTTGCAGCAGTCGCCTGGCAATATTTTGAAGGCTATGCGTACTGTTGGCGGCATGAGATAATTTGATGTGGTTTCCGGTTGTGTATCGCCGGTTATCGGTGCACAGGGTTGTCTCCCGCACGGGGGTCAACAATGTTGTGTTGTTTTCCGCAAGGAGTGTAGGGTTAGGCTATGGCCGATCAGAGTGTTGAGGAACAGAATGTTGACAATGATGTTGTGGAGTCCGGAAAGGATAACGGCATTGTTGATACAGTAAAAGACGATGGCGGGCAGGAGGTAGCCGACAATCAGTTGAAGAATGAAGGCGAGGGTAAATCGCCGGGGACTGATTGGAAGGCGGAGGCCCGTAAGTGGGAGTCTCGTGCGAAAAGTAATTTTGCCGAGTTGGAGAAGCTTCGTACATCGAGTGACGATTCTGGATCTACTATTGATGAGCTTCGCCGCAAGAATGAGGAACTCGAAGACAGGATCAACGGGTTTGTTCTTGAGGGTGTGAAGCGCGAGGTGGCTTCAGAGTATGGTTTGTCCAGTGATGCGATCGCTTTCTTGTCGGGTGGCGATAAGGAGTCGCTTGCCGAGTCTGCGAAAGCTTTGAAGGGTTTGATCGACCAGAGTGGTGGTGGCGCGGGTGTGCGCCGTCTTGCGGGGAGTGCCCCCGTTGATGATGTTAAACGACGTGAGGGTGTCGCGTTTGTGGATGCTCTTGTCAATAATTCTAGGAGATGATTTGTGATGGCTGACGATTTTCTTTCTGCAGGGAAGCTTGAGCTTCCTGGTTCTATGATTGGTGCGGTTCGTGACCGTGCTATCGATTCTGGTGTTTTGGCTAAGCTGTCGCCGGAGCAGCCGACTATTTTCGGCCCTGTGAAGGGTGCCGTTTTCAGTGGTGTTCCTCGCGCTAAGATTGTTGGTGAGGGCGAGGTTAAGCCTTCGGCTTCGGTGGATGTTTCGGCGTTTACTGCCCAGCCGATCAAGGTTGTGACTCAGCAGCGTGTCTCGGACGAGTTTATGTGGGCTGACGCTGATTACCGTCTGGGTGTGCTTCAGGATCTTATTTCTCCCGCTCTGGGTGCCTCGATTGGTCGTGCCGTGGATCTTATTGCTTTCCACGGTATTGATCCTGCTACGGGTAAGCCTGCTGCGGCTGTCAAGGTGTCGCTGGATAAGACGAAGAATGTTGTTGATGCAACCGATAGCGCTACGGCTGATCTTATTAAGGCTGTCGGCCTGATTGCGGGTGCTGGTTTGCAGGTTCCTAACGGGGTTGCTTTGGATCCGGCGTTCTCGTTTGCCCTGTCTACTGAGGTGTATCCGAAGGGGTCTCCGCTTGCCGGCCAGCCTATGTATCCTGCCGCCGGTTTTGCTGGTTTGGATAATTGGCGCGGGCTGAATGTTGGTTCTTCTTCGACTGTTTCGGGTGCCCCGGAGATGTCGCCTGCCTCTGGTGTTAAGGCTATTGTTGGTGATTTCTCTCGTGTTCATTGGGGGTTCCAGCGTAACTTCCCGATCGAGCTGATCGAGTATGGCGATCCGGATCAGACTGGGCGTGACCTGAAGGGCCATAATGAGGTTATGGTTCGTGCCGAGGCTGTCTTGTATGTGGCTATCGAGTCGCTTGATTCGTTTGCTGTTGTGAAGGAGAAGGCTGCCCCGAAGCCTAATCCGCCGGCCGAGAACTGATTTATCGTAGCGGTGATGTGTCAATGTGCAGGGGGTGGTGTTGATGGGTATCATTTTGAAGCCTGAGGATATTGAGCCTTTCGCCGATATTCCTAGAGAAAAGCTTGAGGCGATGATCGCCGATGTGGAGGCTGTGGCTGTTAGTGTCGCCCCCTGTATCGCTAAACCGGATTTCAAATACAAGGATGCTGCCAAGGCTATTCTGCGTCGTGCTTTGTTGCGCTGGAATGATACCGGGGTTTCGGGGCAGGTGCAGTATGAGTCTGCGGGTCCTTTCGCCCAGACTACACGGTCTAATACTCCCACGAATTTGTTGTGGCCTTCTGAGATTGCTGCGTTGAAGAAGTTGTGCGACGAGAGTGGTGGGGCTGGTAAAGCGTTCACTATTACACCGACCATGAGGAGTAGTGTGAATCATTCTGAGGTGTGTTCCACGGTGTGGGGTGAGGGCTGTTCGTGCGGGTCGAATATTAACGGCTGCGATGGCCCTTTGTGGGAGATATGATATGACCAGTTTTCCTTATGGTGAAACGGTTGTGATGCTTCAACCGACTGTTCGTGTCGATGATCTTGGTGACAGGGTTGAGGATTGGGGTCATCCTGTAGAAACCGTGTACCATAATGTGGCCATCTATTCTTCTGTGTCACAGGAGGATGAGGCGGCAGGCCGTGACTCGGATTATGAGCATTGGTCGATGCTGTTCAAGCAGCCTGTTGTGGGCGCTGATTATCGTTGCCGGTGGCGTATTCGGGGTGTTGTGTGGGAGGCTGACGGGTCTCCTATGGTATGGCATCATCCGATGTCTGGCTGGGATGCTGGTACGCAGGTTAATGTGAAGCGTAAGAAGGGCTGATAGATTGTGGCTCAGGATGTGAATGTGAAGCTGAACTTGCCGGGTATTCGTGAGGTGTTGAAGTCTCCTGGGGTGCAGGCTATGTTGGCTGAGCGTGGCGAGCGTGTCAAGCGTGCCGCTTCGGCGAATGTGGGCGGTAACGCTTTCGATAAGGCCCAGTATCGTGGCGGATTGTCGTCGGAGGTTCAGGTTCACCGTGTTGAGGCTGTGGCGAGGATTGGCACCACCTATAAGGGTGGTAAGCGTATTGAGGCGAAGCATGGCACGTTGGCTAGGTCGATTGGGGCTGCGTCGTGATCGTTTACGGTGATCCTCGTGTGTGGGCTAAACGCGTGCTCAAGGATGATGGCTGGCTGTCGGATATACCGTGCACGGGTACTGTGCCGGATCAATTTGAGGGTGACCTGATTTGGCTTGCGTTGGATGGTGGTCCACAGTTGCATGTTCGTGAGCGTGTTTTTCTTCGCGTGAATGTGTTTTCGGATATACCGGATCGTGCTATGTCGTTGGCGCGTCGTGTTGAGGCTGTGCTGGTTGATGGTGTGGATGGTGATCCGGTGGTGTTTTGTAGGCGTTCTACGGGTCCTGATTTGTTGGTTGATGGTGCACGTTTTGATGTGTATTCGCTGTTTGAGCTGGTGTGCCGTCCTGTCGAATCCGAGTAAACGTATTTGTTTTCTATATTTTGTTTTTGTTTGATTATTTTTGGGGGTTGTGATGGCTGCAACACGTAAAGCGTCTAATGTTCGCTCTGCTGTTACGGGTGACGTCTATATTGGTGCCGCTCACGCCGGTGACACTATTGATGGTGTGAAGACGGTTCCTGACGGTCTTACCGCTTTAGGGTACCTGTCGGATGACGGGTTTAAGATTAAGCCTGAGCGTAAAACGGATGATTTGAAGGCTTGGCAGAATGCGGATGTTGTTCGCACTGTTGCCACCGAGTCGTCTATCGAGATTTCTTTCCAGCTGATCGAGTCTAAGAAAGAGGTCATCGAGCTGTTTTGGCAGTCGAAGGTTACTGCCGGATCCGATTCTGGTTCGTTCGATATTTCTCCTGGCGCCACAACGGGTGTGCATGCTCTGTTGATGGATATTGTTGATGGCGATCAGGTTATTCGCTACTATTTCCCTGAGGTTGAGCTTATCGATCGTGACGAGATTAAGGGGAAGAATGGCGAGGTTTACGGGTATGGTGTGACGTTGAAGGCGTATCCTGCCCAGATTAATAAGAAGGGTGATGCGGTGTCTGGTCGGGGGTGGATGACGGCTTTAAAAGCTGATACTCCTCCGGTTCCTCCGAAGCCTCAGCCGGATCCGAATCCGCCGTCCGATAACTGATACACATTATAAGGGATTGTTGATAGATGAGTGACACAGGTTACACGTTAAAGATTGGTGACCGTAGCTGGGTGTTGGCTGATGCTGAGGAGACGGCGCAGGCTGTTCCTGCCCGTGTGTTTCGCCGTGCGGCTAAGATTGCCCAGTCGGGGGAGTCTGCGGATTTCGCCCAGGTTGAGGTGATGTTTTCTATGTTGGAGGCTGCCGCCCCGGCTGACGCTGTGGAGGCTTTGGAGGGGCTTCCTATGGTTCGTGTGGCGGAGGTTTTCCGTGAGTGGATGGAATACAAGCCTGACGGTAAGGGTGCCTCGCTGGGGGAATAGTTTGGCTCCACGGCCTGATTGATGATTATCGTGGGGCCATCGAATACGATTTTCGCACTAAGTTTGGTGTTTCTGTTTATAGTGTTGGTGGCCCGGTGATGTGTTGGGGTGAGGCTGTCCGGCTGGCTGGCGTGTTGTGTACCGATACGTCTAGCCAGTTGGCGGCCCACCTGAATGGTTGGCAGCGCCCGTTTGAGTGGTGTGAGTGGGCTGTGCTGGACATGTTGGATCATTACAGGTCTGCTAATAGTGAGGGGCAGCCGGAGCCTGTGGCGAGGCCTACGGATGAGCGTAGGGCCCGGTTTACGTCTGGGCAGGTGGACGATATTTTGGCGCGTGTTCGTGCCGGTGGCGGGGTGTCTCGCGAGATTAATATTATGGGGTGAATAGTGTATGTCTGGTGAGATTGCTTCCGCATATGTGTCGTTGTATACGAAGATGCCCGGTTTGAAGGCTGATGTTGGTAAACAGCTTTCTGGGGTGATGCCTGCTGAGGGTCAGCGTTCGGGTAGCTTGTTTGCTAAGGGCATGAAGTTGGCTTTGGGTGGCGCCGCAATGGTGGGTGCCATCAATGTTGCTAAGAAGGGCCTCAAGTCTATCTATGATGTGACTATTGGTGGCGGTATTGCTCGCGCTATGGCTATTGATGAGGCTCAGGCTAAGTTGACTGGTTTGGGTCACACGTCGTCTGACACGTCTTCGATTATGAATTCGGCTATTGAGGCTGTTACTGGTACGTCGTATGCGTTGGGTGATGCGGCTTCTACTGCGGCGGCGTTGTCTGCTTCGGGTGTGAAGTCTGGCGGGCAGATGACGGATGTGTTGAAGACTGTCGCGGATGTGTCTTATATTTCGGGTAAGTCGTTTCAGGATACGGGCGCTATTTTTACGTCTGTTATGGCTCGCGGTAAGTTGCAGGGCGATGACATGTTGCAGCTTACGATGGCGGGTGTTCCTGTGTTGTCTTTGCTTGCCAGGCAGACGGGTAAAACGTCGGCTGAGGTGTCGCAGATGGTGTCGAAGGGGCAGATTGATTTTAACACGTTTGCGGCTGCGATGAAGCTTGGCATGGGTGGTGCTGCGCAGGCGTCTGGTAAGACGTTTGAGGGCGCTATGAAGAATGTTAAGGGTGCCCTGGGTTATCTTGGTGCTACGGCTATGGCGCCGTTTCTTAACGGGTTGCGGCAGATTTTTGTTGCGTTGAATCCGGTGATCAAGTCGGTGACGGATTCTGTGAAGCCGATGTTTGCTGCCGTCGATGCTGGTATTCAGCGTATGATGCCGTCTATTTTGGCGTGGATTAACCGTATGCCGGGCATGATCACGAGAATGAATGCACAGATGCGCGCCAAGGTGGAGCAGTTGAAGGGCATTTTTGCGAGAATGCATTTGCCTGTCCCTAAAGTGAATTTGGGTGCCATGTTTGCGGGTGGCACAGCGGTGTTTGGTATTGTTGCTGCCGGTGTGGGGAAGCTTGTCGCGGGGTTTGCCCCGTTGGCGGTGTCGTTGAAGAATTTGTTGCCGTCGTTTGGTGCTTTGAAGGGTGCCGCTGGCGGGCTTGGCGGCGTGTTTCGCGCCCTGGGTGGCCCTGTCGGTATTGTGATCGGCTTGTTTGCGGCAATGTTTGCCACTAACGCCCAGTTCCGTGCCGCTGTTATGCAGCTTGTGGGGGTTGTTGGCCAAGCTCTGGGCCAGATTATGGCCGCTATTCAGCCACTGTTTGGTTTGGTTGCCGGGCTGGTGGCACAGTTGGCGCCCGTGTTCGGCCAGATTATCGGTTTGGTGGCTGGTTTGGCGGCTCAGCTTGTGCCTGTGATTGGTATGCTGGTGGCACGGCTGGTTCCTGTGATCACGCAGATTATTGGTGCGGTGACACAGGTTGCTGCAATGTTGCTGCCTGCGTTGATGCCGGTGTTGCAGGCTGTTGTGGCTGTGATACGGCAGGTTGTTGGCGTGATCATGCAGTTGGTGCCTGTTTTGATGCCTGTGATTCAGCAGATTTTGGGTGCTGTCATGTCTGTGCTGCCACCCATTATTGGCCTGATCCGGTCGCTGATACCGGTGATCATGTCGATTATGCGTGTGGTGGTTCAGGTTGTGTCGGCGGTGTTGCAGGTGGTGGCCCGTATTATTCCGGTTGTTATGCCGATTTATGTTTCGGTGATTGGATTCATTGCCAAGATTTATGCTGCGGTTATCGTTTTTGAGGCTAAGGTTATTGGCGCTATTCTTCGTACTATTACGTGGATTGTGAATCATTCAGTGTCTGGCGTGAGGTCTATGGGCACGGCCATCCAGAATGGCTGGAATCATATCAAATCGTTTACGTCGGCGTTTATTAACGGTTTCAAGTCGATCATTTCTGCCGGTGTTGCCGCGGTTGTGGGGTTTTTTACGCGGCTTGGTTTGTCGGTTGCCTCCCATGTGAGGTCTGGTTTTAACGCGGCCCGTGGCGCTGTTTCTTCTGCGATGAATGCTATCCGGRGTGTTGTGTCTTCGGTGGCGTCTGCTGTTGGCGGGTTTTTCGGGTCGATGGCGTCTAGGGTTCGGAATGGTGCTGTGCGCGGGTTTAATGGTGCCCGGAATGCGGCTTCTTCTGCTATGCACGCTATGGGCTCGGCTGTGTCTAGTGGTGTGCATGGTGTGCTGGGTTTTTTCCGGAATTTGCCTGGCAATATTCGGCGTGCGCTTGGTAATATGGGGTCTCTGTTGGTGTCTGCTGGCCGCGATGTGGTGTCTGGTTTGGGTAATGGTATCCGGAATGCTATGAGTGGCCTGTTGGATACGGTGCGTAATATGGGTTCTCAGGTTGCGAATGCGGCGAAGTCGGTGTTGGGTATTCATTCCCCGTCGAGGGTGTTTCGTGACCAGGTTGGCCGGCAGGTTGTTGCCGGTTTGGCTGAGGGTATTACTGGTAATGCTGGTTTGGCGTTGGATGCGATGTCAGGTGTGGCTGGTCGGCTGCCTGATGCGGTTGATGCCCGGTTTGGTGTGCGATCGTCTGTGGGCTCGTTTACCCCGTATGGCAGGTATCAGCGTATGAGCGAGAAGAGTGTTGTGGTGAATGTGAATGGGCCTACGTATGGGGATCCGAACGAGTTTGCGAAGCGGATTGAGCGGCAGCAGCGTGACGCTTTGAACGCGTTGGCTTACGTGTGATTGGGAGTGTTGTGCATGTTTCTTCCTGACCCGTCTGATCGTTCTGGTTTGACTGTGACATGGTTTATGGATCCGCTGTTTGGCGACGAGCGTGTGCTTCATTTGACGGATTATACGGGTGCGTCTCCTGTCATGTTGTTGAATGATTCGTTGCGCGGCCTGGGTGTTCCCGAGGTGGAGCATTTTTCTCAAACTCATGTTGGGGTGCACGGTTCGGAGTGGCGCGGGTTTAATGTGAAGCCTCGCGAGGTGACGCTGCCGGTGTTGGTGTCGGGTGTTGACCCGGATCCGGTGGGCGGGTTTCGTGACGGTTTTTTGAAAGCCTATGACGCGTTGTGGTCTGCTTTTCCTCCCGGGGAGGAGGGCGAACTGTCGGTGAAGACTCCTGCCGGTGTTGAGCGTGTGCTAAAATGCCGGTTTGATTCGGTGGATGACACGTTTACGGTTGATCCGGTGAATCGTGGCTACGCCCGCTATGTGATTCATTTGACAGCCTATGACCCGTTTTGGTATGGGGATGAGCAAAAGTTTCGTTTCAGTAACGCGAAGTTGCAGGATTGGTTGGGTGGCGGCCCGGTCGGCAAGGATGGTACAGCGTTTCCTGTGGTGTTGACGCCTGGTGTTGGTTCTGGCTGGGATAACCTGTCTAATAAGGGTGATGTGCCTGCGTGGCCTGTGATTCGTGTTGAGGGGCCTTTGGAGTCGTGGTCTGTGCAGATTGATGGTTTGCGTGTGTCATCAGACTATCCGGTTGAGGAGTATGATTGGATTACTATTGATACGGATCCTCGCAAACAGTCTGCATTGTTGAACGGGTTTGAGGATGTGATGGATCGTTTGAAGGAGTGGGAGTTTGCGCCTATCCCGCCTGGCGGTTCTCGGAGTGTGAATATTGAGATGGTTGGTTTGGGTGCCATTGTTGTGTCGGTGCAGTACAGGTTTTTGAGGGCTTGGTGAACGATTCATGGCTGGTTTTGTCCCGCAGATAACATTGTTTACGCCAGACTATCATCGGGTGGCGCCTATCAATTTTTTTGAGTCGCTAAAGTTGTCGTTGAAGTGGAATGGTTTGTCGACGCTGGAGTTGGTGGTGTCGGGTGATCATTCCAGGCTTGACGGGTTGACGAGGCCGGGTGCACGGCTGGTTGTTGATTATGGTGGTGGCCAGATTTTTTCTGGGCCTGTGCGTAGGGTGCACGGTGTTGGTCCTTGGCGTTCTTCGCGTGTGACTATCACGTGTGAGGATGATATTCGGCTGTTGTGGCGTATGCTGATGTGGCCTGTGAATTATCGTCCTGGTTTGGTTGGTATGGAGTGGCGTGCCGACAGGGATTATGCCCACTATTCTGGTGCTGCGGAGTCGGTGGCTAAGCAGGTGTTGGGGGATAATGCTTGGCGTTTTCCGCCCGATTTGTTTATGAACGATGATGAGCGTCGTGGACGCTATATTAAGGATTTTCAGGCCCGGTTCCACGTGTTTGCCGATAAACTGTTGCCGGTGTTGTCGTGGGCTCGTATGACTGTCACGGTGAACCAGTTTGAGAATGCGAAGTTTGATCAGCGGGGTTTGGTGTTTGATTGTGTGCCCGCGGTGACCCGTAGTCATGTGTTGACTGCCGAGTCTGGGTCTATTGTGTCGTGGGAGTATGTGAGGGATGCTCCTAAGGCGACTTCGGTGGTTGTGGGTGGCCGCGGCGAGGGCAAGGATAGGCTGTTTTGTGAGGATGTTGATTCGATGGCCGAGGGGGACTGGTTTGATCGTGTAGAGGTGTTTAAGGATGCCCGTAACACGGATTCAGAGCATGTGCATCTTATTGATGAGGCTGAGCAGGTGTTGTCCGAGTTGGGGGCCACGTCGGGGTTTAAGATCGAGTTGGCTGAGTCGGATGTGTTGCGGTTTGGGCCCGGCAATCTGATGCCCGGGGATTTGATCTATGTGGATGTGGGCTCGGGGCCTATTGCGGAGATTGTTCGGCAGATTGATGTGGAGTGTGATTCGCCTGGTGACGGGTGGACGAAGGTGACACCGGTTGCGGGGGATTATGAGGATAATCCTTCGGCTTTGCTGGCGCGGCGTGTTGCTGGTTTGGCTGCTGGTGTGCGGGATTTGCAAAAATTCTAGAAAAGATTAGGGGTTTGTTGTGGGTATTGTGTGCAAGGGTTTTGATGGTGTGTTGACCGAGTATGATTGGGCTCAAATGTCTGGTCTGATGGGTAATATGCCGTCGGTGAAGGGGCCTGACGATTTTCGTGTCGGTACTACGGTTCAGGGTGCCACAGTGTTGTGTGAGGTTTTGCCTGGGCAGGCTTGGGCTCACGGGGTGATGTGTACTTCGAATAGTGTGGAGACGGTGACAGGGCAGCTTCCGGGTCCTGGTGAGACCCGCTACGACTATGTGGTGTTGTCGCGGGATTGGGAGCAGAATACAGCCAAGTTGGAGATTGTTCAGGGTGGTCGTGCGGAGCGTGCCCGTGACGTGTTGAGGGCCGAGCCTGGCGTGTACCATCAGCAGCTACTGGCTACTTTGGTGGTGTCGTCTAACGGGTTGCAGCAGCAGCTGGATAGGCGTGCTATAGCGGCTAGGGTTGCGTTTGGCGAGTCTCCGGCTTGTGACCCGACCCCAGTAGAGGGTGACCGGGTGATGGTCCCCTCTGGGGCTGTGTGGGCTAACCATGCTGGCGAATGGCTGCAGTTGTCTCCGCGTATCGAGACGGGCACTAAGCAGATCCAGTTTGGCGGGTCTGCCGTGTATGCTTACACGATCCCGTTTGAGCGGCCGTTTAGTAGTGCACCTGTTGTGGTGGCGTCTATGGCTACGGCGGCTGGGGGCACGGCACAGATTGATGTGAAAGCCTACAATATTACTACAAGTAAATTTGATTTGGCGTTTATTACGAATGATGGTTCGAAGCCTTCTGGTGTGCCCGCGGTTGCGAATTGGATAGCTGTGGGCGTGTGATTATACAGGTGTTGTGGTGGCTGGTGTGATGTTGGGGGGCTGTGGTGTCGTGGTTTACTCCTGCACTGGTGGCCTCTATTTGTACCGCGTTGGCCACGGTTTTGGGTTCTGTTCAGGCTGTCACGTCTAAATCGAGGAAGCGTTTGCGTCGGCTGTCGGCCCAGGTGGATGCTTTGGAAGAGTATATGTGGGGTGTGCGGCATGAGGTTCGCCGGTTTAACGCCGGGCTTCCTGACGAGGTGGAGCCTATGCATCTTCCTGATTTGCCTGAGTTTTTGAAAGATACTGTTGATGGTGGAGGTGAGCAGGGTTGAGGGAGTTGGAGGAGGAGAAGCGGCAGCGCCGCAATTTTGAGAAGGCTTCACTGTTGTTGCTGTTTTTGTCGCTTGTACTACTAGCGGTGGTTGCTGCGGGTGCTTTGCGTTTCGGGGCTGTATCCTCTGAGCGGGATTCGGAGCAGGCGAGGGCCCAGTCGAATGGTACGGCTGCCAGGGGTTTAGCCAGCCGTGTGAAGCGGGTGTGTGCTTCGGGCGGGGTGGAGTCTGCGCGGCTTCACCGTTCTGGTTTGTGTGTGGATGCTGTGCGCACGGAGCGGAGTGTGCAGGGTGTGCCTGGCCCAGCCGGTGAGCGCGGCCCGCAAGGCCCGGCTGGTGTGGACGGCCGGGATGGTGTTAATGGTTCGGCCGGGCTGGTTGGCCCTGTTGGTCCGCAGGGTTCTCCTGGCTTGAATGGTGTGAAAGGTCCTGACGGGTTGCCCGGTGCTAGCGGCAAGGATGGTGCCGCTGGTGTTGCGGGCCGTGCAGGTGCTGATGGTGTGAACGGCGTTGATGGTCGGGATGGTTCGGCCGGTGAGCGCGGCGATGTGGGTCCTTCAGGTCCTGCCGGCCCCCAAGGTGTACAGGGTGAGCGCGGTGCCGCTGGTGTGAACGGGTCCGATGGTAAAGACGGTAAGGATGGCCGTTCTGTGGTGTCCGTGTACTGTTCCGGGGGGCGCCTGTTTGTGAAATATAGTGACGGTGTGGCTTCTACAATATCGGGCTCGGTGGCATGCCAGGGTGTGGCCCCGTCACCTGTGGTTACCGTATCATCCCGCAAATGAATGATAGTGGAAGGGTGTTACTCATGTTGATAGTAGTGTTTGGGGGTGGTGTGTGGTGAGATACATTCCAGCGGCGCATCACTCGGCCGGCTCGAATAGTCCGGTGAATAGGGTTGTGATTCACGCGACATGCCCGGATGTGGGGTTTCCGTCCGCCTCGCGTAAAGGGCGGGCGGTGTCCACGGCAAACTATTTTGCTTCCCCATCGTCTGGTGGTTCGGCGCATTATGTGTGCGATATTGGGGAGACGGTGCAGTGCCTGTCCGAGAGCACTATCGGGTGGCATGCCCCGCCGAATCCGCATTCTTTGGGTATAGAGATTTGCGCGGATGGCGGCTCGCACGCCTCGTTCCGTGTACCAGGGCATGCTTACACTCGGGAGCAGTGGCTTGATCCTCGCGTGTGGCCTGCAGTTGAGAGGGCTGCGGTGCTGTGCCGGCAGTTGTGTAACAAGCATGGTGTTCCGAAAAGGAAACTGTCTGTGGCTGATTTGAAGGCTGGCCGGCGGGGTGTTTGCGGGCACGTGGATGTTACGGATGCGTGGCATCAGTCGGATCATGACGATCCTGGGCCGTGGTTTCCGTGGGACAGGTTTATGGCCGTAGTCTGCGGCGGTAGTGGTAGTGAGGAGTTAACTGTGGCTGATGTGAAAGCTTTACATGATCAGATTAAACAATTGTCTGCCCAGCTTACTGGTTCGGTGAATAAGCTGCACCATGATGTTGGTGTGGTGCAGGTGCAGAATGGTGATTTGGGTAAACGTGTGGATGCCCTGTCGTGGGTGAAGAATCCGGTGACGGGGAAGCTGTGGCGCACTAAGGATGCTTTGTGGAGTGTCTGGTATTACGTGCTGGAGTGTCGTAGCCGTATTGACAGGCTCGAGTCTGCTGTCAACGATTTAAAGAAGTGATGTGTTGTGGGTAAACAGTTTTGGTTGGGTTTGTTTGAGCGTGCCCTGAAAACTTTTATTCAAACGTTTGTTGCTGTGCTTGGGGTTACTGCGGGTGTCACGTATACTGCGGAGTCGTTTCGGGGGCTTCCGTGGGAGTCTGCCCTGATTACGGCCGGGGTGGCTGCTGTCCTGTCGGTTGCCACCTCGTTTGGTAACCCGTCGTTTGTGGCCGGCAATCCGAAGACGCCTATGGATGCTGGGCTTGTTCCACCGGATGACGGGGGCTTGGTTGAGCCGCACTCGGTGGATGTGTCGGATCCTGGCATGATTGAGCCGATGGATGATGCGGATGTTGCCGGCTATGTGCCGAAGCGTGCCGCCGAGTCTGAGGTTGGCACGGTAGAGTCTACTGTTGCATAATTGAATATGTGTGTGTGCCCCAGCGGTGCTGCCACGACGTGTGGTGGTTGCTGCTGGGGCACTATTTTTGTGTCTACAGGGGTTTTACAGGTTGTCGTCTAGGGTGTCTTCGAGTGTCTGTTGTAGGAGTGCACACTCGGCGAGGGTGTCTTCAGCCTGGTCGACAATGTTTTGTTTTGCTATGCCTGGATAGTTGTCGCGGTGATTGTAGATGGCTTCCAGAATGTTGTCTGCCATGATTTGTAGTGTTAGGGCCTGGTTGGTGATGCATTCCAGCTCGTCTAGGGCGGCCTGGCTAGCCTCCGGTTGCCGGTTGTCCGGATGTTCTGCAAGGTTGCAGTCCCACAGGATTTCTTGGCATGCATCCCTGGTGTCTGCGTCCACATCGATGTCGTCTAGGCTGACACCGTTGGCGTTGAGGCTGATGTTGTCGAGGTTGATGTGGACGCAGATATTCGCTGCTGATGCTGCAGGTGATGTTTGCGAGTTCTGTCATGTTTCGTGGCTGCTGCTGTATAATGCGGCGGGCCGCGGTTTTGAGGGCTGTGACTGTTCGGTGTCTGTTACTGGGCATCGTTTCTATTCTTCTTCCCCGGTGTAGCTGGTGGTGTTGGTGTACTGGGTGAGTGTGATCAGGCACTGGTCGGCCCACTGTTTCACCGTCTGCCGTGTCACACTCAATCGTTGGGCTGCCACCGAATAGGTTTGATCATACCCGTAGACTTCCCTGAATGCGGCAAGCCGTGCTAGCCGTTTCCGCTGTTTGGATGGTTCACATGTGAGGGTGTAGTCGTCGATGGCCAGTTGTAGATCGATCATGGCTACAATGTTGTTGCCGTGGTGTTGTGGCGCGGTTGGKGGGGGTGGCATGCCCGGTTCGACACTCGGTTTCCATGGGCCGCCGTTCCAGATCCATTGGGCGGCTTGGATGATGTCGGCTGTGGTGTAGGTTTGGTTCACTGGTCATCCCCGGAATAGGTTGTCGAGGTTGTCTGGGTTGCTGGTGTTGGTGGTGTCGAATCGTCCCACACAGTGGCAGTAGTCGTACATGAGTTTGATGATGTGTTGGTGGTCGCCGAGGTAGGTGTTTCCGCTGATGCTGTAGGTGGCTGTGCCGTCTTTTGCGATGGTGTATTTGGCGGTGATTGTTTCGGGTGTTTCGGTGTTGGTGATGATTGCTGTGGTGGTGGTGCCTACGGTTTGTAGCCTGGTGGTTTGGGTTCCGTCGTCGAGGATGGTAGTAACCATGAGGGTTGTCCTTTAGATGCTGGTTTGGTTGTCGGCTAGATGAATAATATCGGATAAAGGTTTCGGCTGGTCTAGGTGTTGTATGGTTTTGTTGGCTAGCCGTTTGGCTACCCTGTAACACATTTTGGTATAGTGTTTGTTGTCTAGGTTGTGGTATTGTTCCCGCACCGCAATATATAGTAGGGAGTCTTGGTACAGGTCGTCTGCACTGATTGCTGGGTAGTGTCCGGCTGTTTTGGTGCATGCCCGGTTGAGTGTGCGGAGATGATGGTTTGTGGCCCACACCCACGATGCGGTGGTGGCCAGGTCTGCTTTTGTTGGTCGTCTGCTCATGGCACTATTTCATCTCGCTATCTGGTAGTTGTTTGGTGTTTTGTTGTTGATAGTGTAGCACACGAGTCCGGGGTTGCCGGTGGTGCCTGTGCGGTGCCGGTACCAGACGGATTCTCCTTCCATGGATGGGCATTGGATGAAGGTGCGTTGTCCTTGCTCAGAGATTTCTAGGTGGTGCCGGTGCCCTGCCATGAGGATGTGAGATGTGGTGCCGTTGTGGAATTCTTGGCCGCGCCACCATTCGTAGTGTTGGTTGTTGCGCCATTGGTGTCCGTGGGCGTGCAGGATTTGTGTGCCTGCCACATCGACGGTGGTGGTCATTTCGTCCCGGCTGGGGAAGTGGAAGTGAAGGTTGGGATACTGGTTGGTGATCTGGTAGGCTTCTGCGATGGCGCGGCAGCAGTCCACGTCGAAGGAGTCATCGTAGGTGGTGACTCCTTTGCCGAAGCGTACTGCTTCACCGTGGTTGCCGGGGATGGAGGTTACGGTGACGTTGGCGCAGTGGTCGAACATGTGGACGAGTTGCATCATGGCCATGCGGGTGAGCCTGATTTGTTCCGTCAAGGGTGTTTGTGTGCGCCAGGCGTTGTTGCCTCCTTGTGACACGTATCCTTCGATCATGTCGCCGAGGAAGGCGATGTGGACTCGTTCGGGGTTGCCGGCTTGCTGCCAGTAGTGTTTTGCAGCGGTGAGGGAGCGCAAATAGTCGTCGGCGAATCGGCTGGTTTCTCCGCCGGGGATGCCTTTGCCTATTTGGAAGTCGCCTGCCCCGATGACGAATGCGGTTTTACTGTCTGTTGTGGTGTTGTCTGTTGTGGGTGGCTGCCAGTCGGCTAGCTTAGCTACGAGTTCATCTACAGGATATGGGTCTGTTGCGGGTTGGTGGTCGATGATTTTTTGTACGGATCGGCCTGTTTCCCCGTTCGGTAAGGTCCATTCGGAGATGCGTGTACGGCGCACGGTTCCGTTGGCTAGATCATCATTAATGGTGTCGATGGCGTTGTCGTGGTTGGCTAGCTGTGTGAGGAGCCGGTCAATATTGTCTATCACTGGTTTTCCTCCTCCTTCTGGGGGTTGGTTTGTTTGCGGCGATAATCTTTAATAACGGTGGCTGAGATGGGGTATCCGGCTTGGGTGAGCTGTTTTGCTAGCCATGAGGCGGGGATGGTTTTGTCGGCGAGCACGTCTGCGGCTTTGTTGCCGTAGTGTTGAATAAGGGTTTCAGTTTTGGTTGCCATGATGTCCTAGGGGTTGTGTGGTGGGCTGCCATCCTGTGCGGCAGTCGCCGTCGTGTCCTGGTTTGCGTGTGCACCACGTGATGGTTCCGTCTGTGTGGTGGAGTGTTTTGCCGCACATGACGTTTTGTAGATGCTCCGGCAGTGCGCCGTCATCCTGGTTGCTGGTTTGTGTGTCGAAGAGTGTTTTCTGGTTGGTGAAATGCTCTGACACGGTGCCGTTATGCACGGGTAGTATCCATGTTTTCCATTGTTGTTGTAGCCGTGTGTTCCAGTGGAATTGTTTGGCGGCGTTTTCTGCCTGTTTTATGGTTTTGTAGTAGCCGACTAGTATGCGCTGGTGTTCACTGTCGGGTGGGTTTTGGCCTCGCCAGTATTGTGCTGCTACGGCGTAACGGTTGTTTTCTGTGAAGGTGTTCCAGCAGTATTCGATAATGTTGTTGAGTGTGTCGTCTGTAACATCTGTGTCGCTGTTTAGTGTTTCTTGGGCGATGATGTCGCGGATGGCTTGCCGATTTTTTGTGGTGGGTTTGAAGGTGATGCTCACGATAGTACCGGCTCGTCTTGCAGGAACTGGTTGAAGGTGTTGTTCCCGGCGTGTTGGGCTTGTGTGATGTCCTGGTCGGTCCAGTCGGGGTGTTGCTGTTTCAGATAGTACCAGCGGCACGCATTGTAGGTTTCGTCTTGTAGCCGTGTGAGATGGTTTTCGGTGATGATTTGTTTCCACATTGTCCATGACACGTCGAGCCGGTCCAATATTTCCATTGCTGGGATGTTGAATTGGTCGAGGAAGAGTATTTCGTGGGTGTAGTATTCCTTCTCGTACTGGTCCCATCCGCTTCGGTGCCTGTTGGGCTGGTTTTTGGGGTAGGCTTCCCGGCATACTTTGTGCAAACGTTTGGCCATGTCGTCGGGTAGTTTAATGTCAGGGTTGGCGCGGATCATGGATCGCATCCCATCATAGGTGGTGCCCCAGGTGTGCATGATGCGGAGTGGGTCTTCACCGTCGGCCCATTTTTCTGCACAGATGGCGAGGCGTATACGCCTCCTGGCTGTTTGGCTGGTGTTGCGCCGGTTGGGGATGGGGCACGTGTCGAGGGGATCCATGATGTTTTAGTGTACCTTTCTGGTTTCGTGTTGTTGACGTGTTTTACTGTAGCACAGTGTTTAGTGCTTGTGTCAACCCTGTTTTTCCGGCCTGCAGGTAGGTGTCTGTGACATCCCCCAGGGTGAGGGGCACGTGGATGGCTTGGGGGAGTGCGGTTTGGAGGGTTTGGGCCATCTGGTCTCCCGCTTTGTCTGGGTCTGACCAGATGTAGATGTGGTCGTAGCCTTCGAAGAATTTGGTCCAAAAGTTTTGCCACGAGGTTGCGCCGGGTAGGGCTACGGCTGGCCATCCGCATTGTTCGAGGATCATGGAGTCGAATTCGCCTTCGCAAATGTGCATTTCGGCTGCCGGGTTGGCCATGGCGGCCATGTTGTAGATGGAGCCTGTGTCTCCTGCCGGGGTTAGGTATTTGGGGTGGTTGTGGGTTTTGCAGTCGTGCGGGAGTGAGCAGCGGAAACGCATTTTTCGTATTTCGGCTGGCCGCCCCCAAACGGGGTACATGTAGGGGATGGTGATGCACTGATTGTAGTCTTCGTGGCTGGGGATGGGGTCATTGTCGATGTATCCAAGGTGGTGGTAGCGGGCTGTTTCTTCGCTGATGCCTCTTGCTGAGAGCAGGTCGAGTATGTTTTCGAGGTGGGTTTCGTAGAGGGCCGAGGCTTTCTGGATTCGGCGGCGTTCCGCAATGTTGTATGGGCGTATGCTGTCGTACATTCGGGTTTTCTTCTTCTAATCGTTGTTGTAGTTTGGCGAGGCCTCCTCCAACACCGCATGTGTGGCAGTACCAGACTCCTTTTGTGAGGTTGATGCTCATGGAGGGCTGGTGGTCGTCGTGAAACGGGCAGAGTATGTGTTGCTCGTTCCTGGATGGATTGTACCGTATGCGGTAGGTGTCGAGGAGGCGGCAGGTGTCAGAGGTGTGGGAGGAGCTCGTTGAGGGTTGATACCACATAGGCTTCACTCCATGGCTTGTTGCGCTGTTTCATCACGACGAGTCCGATAGTGGACTGGCTGGTTTTGTTTCGGTGTGTTTCGTAGTTGCGCGCCTCGGTTGTGGCTTCTTTCACGAATTGAGCCAAATGCTGCTGGCCAGCCTTGGCTTCGATCACATATGTTTTGTTGCCGGTTGTGAGGATGAGGTCGCCTTCATCTTCGCGGCCGTTGAGGTGGAGGCGTTCGATATTGTGGCCGGTGTTGCGTAGCTGGTGGAGGAGTCGTGTTTCCCATTCGGCCCCTGCCCGCCGGTTGCGTGCCTGCTGTGTTGGCATTGTTTAGAGTCCTTTGTGTGTTGTGGTCATGTTCCAGGGCTGTTTTTCGACGAGGGGCCCAAAAAAGGTGTATTCGGGGTAGGCTCGTAGCCGCTCGTATCGGGTGCCGTCGGGGCTGGATTTGCCTGTGCGCTGTTTGAGTACGGCGATGCGTGCCTCTGCCGGTATCGATAGCCCGTTGCCGTTATCCTCACCACCATACAATGAGACTCCGAGGATGAGTTGTGGTTTTTCGGAGAGGCCGTTTTTGATTTCCCTCCGGTGGGGCGGGTGTTCGATGTCGGATCCGGTTTTGTCGGTGGCGTGGTGGGKGACAATAATGGTGGAGCCGGTATCCCTACCTAATGCTGTGATCCATTGCATGGCTTCTTGTTGTGCCTGGTAGTCACTCTCGCAGTCTTGGATGTCCATCAGGTTGTCGATAACAATGATGGGGGGAAAGTGGTTCCACATTTCCATGTAGGCTTGTAACTCCATGGTGATGTCGGTCCATGTGATGGGTGACTGGAATGAGAATGTGATGTGTTGGCCGTGGTGGATGCTGTCTCGATAGTATTCTGGCCCGTAGTCGTCGATGTTTTGTTGTATCTGGGCGGTGGTGTGTTGGGTGTTGAGTGAGATGATTCGTGTGGAGGCCTCCCAGGGTGTCATGTCCCCTGATATGTAGAGGGCGGGCTGGTTGAGCATCGCTGTGATGAACATGGCTAGCCCGGATTTTTGGCTGCCGGAGCGCCCCGCAATCATCACCAAATCCCCTTTGTGGATGTGCATGTCCAGGTTGCGGTAGAGGGGTTCTAGCTGGGGTATGCGGGGCAGTTCGGCGGCTGTTTGGGAGGCTCTCTCGAAGGATCGTTGTAGAGAGAGCATCGGGACCTTAATCTATCTATCGGTTGGATGTGTATTGGTGGTCAGATGGAGTCAATGTCTACATCATCGCTGCCAGTGGTGTTGGGCTGGCTGTCTCGCTTGTCAACGTAGGCTGCTACGAGGTCGTAGATGGCGTCGTCGAGGGGTTTGAGGATGACAGCGTTGAATCCGTTTTTGGTGCGCACGGTGGCGAGTTTGAAGGCCTGCTCCTCGCCAAGGTAGGTTTCGAGTTCGCGGATCATGGAGTGTGGGCGGTCGTTGTTGCCTCGCGCTTTTTCGATGATGGCGTTGGTGRTGGTTTCTGGGGTGCCGTTGTTGAGGTCGTCTAGGGTGTGGAAGATGGTGACATCGGCGTAGATGCGGTCGGCGACCTGTCCGCCGTAGCCTTCAGTGTTGTGTTCGACGTCGTGTACTTTGAAGACGATGGCGGTGGCGTCCTGGTTTTTGGACGGGTTGAAGAAGGTGCTGCTGTTGCTGTTGTTGCGGTAGTTGGCGAGTCCCATAACGGTATCCTTTGCTTGCTTTTTGTGTTGTTTTGTTGGTTTGTGTCGGTTTTTATCGGGTGRGGTTGTTCCGTTTAGTGCGGAAAGCCTCGGATACGTCACTGTTACTGGTGATGATCTTTTTGTACTGTTTGAGTAGATCGGCTAGCTGTGCCTTGCTTGTTGCTTTGTTGATTTTGTTGATGATGATGTCGTTTTCTTGATTGGCAATATTGTTTACGTAGTTTTTGGCGGCCTGGTTGTATCGGTCTTGGAGGATGATGGATGCGCTTGCTACCAAGGTGGCTAAATCCCAGTCTTTGGATACGGTGTTGTCTTTGAGCCCGCCGAGGAGGTCGATGATAGTCTTCTTCACCTGGTCGGCGGTGTCGCCGCGGATGACGGTCCATGGTGCTGCGTAGTCTCCACCGTATTTGAGTGTGATCGTTAGGCGATCATTGTCTGTGATATGCTCGTCGATCATTTGGTGTCCTTTTCTTTATGGTCTGTTTCTGGTGGCTGTACGGTGGTTTCTATCGGGTATCTGTACGAGTTTTTGCCGTTGACGGCCCAGCAGGCGTCTTGTACGGGGCATCCTTTGCAGAGTGTTGTGACGTGTGGTACGAAGATTCCTTGGCTGATTCCTTTCATTGCTTGACTGTACATGGATGATACATGCCGGTAGGTGTTGTTGTCAAGGTCGTAGAGTTCGGTTGCCGTGCCTTGTGTCGGGGATTTGTTGTCGTTGCGACTGGTGGCCGGCGTCCAAAACATGCCTTTTGTCACATCGTTGCCGTGTTGGTTGAGCATGTACCGGTATGTGTGCAGCTGCATACTGTCTGCTGGTAGGCGTCCTGTTTTGAGGTCGAGGATGAATGTTTCGCCGGTGTCTGTGTTGGTGAAGACTCGGTCAATATATCCGACTATTTTTGTGTCATCGTCGAGGATGGTTTCTACCGGGTATTCGATGCCCGGCTTGCCATCAATAACAGCGATAGCATATTCGGGGTGACTGTTTCGCCAGTGTTTCCACCTGTCCACAAAGACTTGGCCGTAGAGCATCCACCAGTCGTAGTCTTTTTTGTTAGGGCCCCCACTTTCGCACATGTTTTTGCATACTCTGCCGGAGGGTTTGATTTCTGTGCCTTCGGATTCGGCGAGGGCGACTTGGGTGTCGAAAATGTTTTTGAAGGATGAGAGTTTGTCTGGTAGTGCAGGGTATTCGGTGGGGTTGTACAGGTGGAGGTCGTACTGTTCGGTGATGTGGTGTATGGCGCTTCCGGCGATGGTGGCATACCAGGTGTGGTGCTGTGCATGGTAGCCGTGTTGGAGGCGCCATTTTTCTCCGCATTCGGCCCACTGCGACAGTGAGCTGTAGGAGATGTGGCCTGGATGGTTGATGGTTTTCGGATATTGTGCTAGAGGCATTACTTGTCGCTTTTGTTCCATGGGTTGCGGGTGTCTTGGCCGGCGTGGTGTTGCTGGTAGGCGAGGAGTGCGAGGCAGTGCCAGGCTGCGTGTGCCAGATGCGGCAAATGTGATTCGTGGTCGAGGTTGTTGCCTTGCTGCCATGATAGTAGATGCCTGTAGAGGGCGTCGACACTGTGGCTCCACGGGTATCCTCCGGTCCAGTTGTTGTCGCCGTATTTGGKGGCGCCGTATCCTGCCACAGAGCCTAGATCGTGCAAGGCTGCGGGGTCGATGAGGGAGAGCCTGCAGAGTTTGAGTTCTTTTCGGGCACCTGTGTTGGGGTCGGTGTACATGCGGGTGGGCTCATCCATGGGGTGTGTGCTCCTTAAGGGTGGGTTACTGGTTGTTGTTTTGGGCTAGGGCTACGGCGAGAATAATGATGGCGAGGGTTTCAGCAATGATGATGGGTGTTGTGATCATTTAGTATTACGGGGATTGTTGGTGAGGGTTGAGGCACCTAGTAGGGTGGCGAGGGCGCATGCGGCGATGATGGCGAGGGCGGCTTTGTGGCTGGTGCCTGTTGCGTACATCCATGTGATGATGCCGCCTTGGATCCAGGCGAGGCTGGTGAAGAACGTTTCGTAGCTGTGGAGGTTGGCGTCGGTTGGTGTGTTCATTCTTGTTCCTCGATGGTGTGGTTGATTGTTTTGTAGATGTCGTATAGTTGTGCTTCGATTTCCAGTAGTGTGTTTATTTCGTTTGTGAGGTCGATTTCTGTTTTGAGTGTGTCTATTCTGGAAGCGATGTCAGTGGCTGTTTGGAGTGAGAGTTCGGCGCCGTGGATGATGTGGCCGATATCGGAGAGGCCGACTTTGGCTGTGTAGTCTGACATGAGAGACATTGGACGTCCTTAGCGTGCTGGGTTGATGGACAGGTCATCTACCTGTGGGTTGTCTTCTGTGCCGGAGACTTGGCAGAAGACTTTCACCTGCGTCTTGGAAGCGCCAGGTTGGCGTGCCGTAGCCCCGTAGGCGATCGAGAAGGTGTCTTTTTTGCTGCCGATCACTTTGTGGAGGAAGAGGTCGATGTCCGGGTTGCCGTTCCATTTGACGCCGTTTTCTGCGGCAATCTGGGTGGCTTTGGCGTCGCAGGCGTGTGCTGCCGTAATTATGGTGAGTCCGGTTGCGGTTTCTTCACCCCTTGATTGGGCTTGCTTGTGGGTTTTGGCCTGCTCGGCTTGTAGGGAGCGGACTGCTGCGGCCTGCTTGGCTGCTTTTTCGGCTTTGCGCTGTTGGGTAGTCTTGGGGGTCCATGTGGTGTTGGCTGTGGTGGCTTGTGGGGCGGGTTGTGAGGTGAGTGGCGGATTGTCGTCAGGTGCAGGGAGGAAAGAGCATGCGGCAATAATGGCGATAGTGGCGCCTGCGATGGTGTAGCCGTTTTTCTTGTTCATGTTTTGTGTCCCCTTTCCGGGGTGTTGTTCGTTGCTGACATGATCAATAATGGTGTGGGCGGTGGCCTGTGTCAAGGCTGCGCTCAACGACTGTGAGCGTTTGGTGTGTGGCTTGGGGTTTTATCGGGCGCATAGGGTGAGTAGGTGGCCGATGTTGATGCGGGTCACGTTCCAGTAGAGTTGCGKGGCTTCACCGCCAGTGAGCGGCTTCCACTCATCATGGCTGAACACGGTGCCGTCGGTGGCTATGAATGTGTTGGGGCGTAGCTTGTGGAGTTCGGCTTCAACATGCTGCCGGTAGACTTCGGCGAGGCCCTCAAAATCCAGGTGGTCGCAGGAGAGGTTTTCGAGGCGTGTCAAGTCGAAAGGCTCAGGGCAGTCGTAGCTGGCTGGGCTGTAGAGCTGGGTGAAGTGGTCGGCAATCTTCTGCATGACGGGTTCCTTTTCTAGTGTGTGGATGGTTTTTATCGGGTGGATGCGACAAGGATGGCGTCTACGTCGATCATGTCGATGAGATCGTGGAGTTCCTCGGCCTCATTCTCAGATAGGTGGCGCCAGTCGTAGTCGCCGTACACGGCGCCGTCTAGGGTGACAGTCCACAGTGGCCGGATGAGCCGTATGGCTTCTTGTACTTTAGCGTGGTACATGCGGCGCACCATATCCAGATCGATGTCGTCTGAATGGTTTCCGGTGAGACTGTCGAGGCTGAGGGGGTCGATTTCTGTCTGCCTGTAGAGACTGGTGAAGGATGGTGTGATGAGTGTGCCATCCATGGGGGTGCTCCTTTCTGGATTGTTTGGGTTGGTTGTTGTGGTTTCTAGGGTGTGCAGGTTGTGACCCACAGTCAAGGCTGCGCTCATTCGGATTGAGTGTTTCATGCTGGAGTGTCGGGTGTGACAGATATCACTGAAGCCTTTATTGCCTCTCTCAGCGTCTCAAATCTTCTGGGGGTAGGATTATGCAGGGTTGACCCTGTTAGTCGATTCTAGAGGCCTTCTAGGGCGTCTCAGGGGTATGTCTGGGGGATAGCAGGTCCGGTAGATGACCCAGCAGATCTACCTTGGCTTTCATCACGGGAGTCGAGGTGCCATATTTGGGCATGGGATCTCCACCCTCATACTATGTGAGATGTACCACATCCTCCTGGCTTGATGTGCACTCTCGAGGCCACTCTACCGATCTGGCGTGGAGGGTGTAGCCCAGAAATGCCGTTTAAAGCCTTCACACGGCGCCTAGGAGCGTCTTGCAGGGTGGGGGCTAGGTATTTATACCCCCAGCACATTCTGGTCGATTCTAGACGCCTACAGGAGACAGATACGCGATCAACCCTCTCGGCATAGATCATCAGCCCCTACCCTGCTTAGCTAAGCCTGCACTATGTGGACAGTGTTGGATGCTGTGGGGGAAGAAGGGCACGGTAAAAGAAAGAAGGGGGGAGTATCAGCCTTCACGCCTGAGGTACTTAAGTTAACCTTAAGGTCTTAGCACTTAGCACCGAGCCCCTCAAGGGCTCGGCATCAGCCCGAACAGGCTCAGCTGATCCGGCATAGCCTTAGCAAGTACACGCCATCAGGGAAGGCTTGAGAGTACGAGGAGCCTCAGCGACGAGTACTCGAAAGCCTGAGGGAAGACCATCAGCACATCAACGCTTAGCGTGTTCGGAAAGGACACAGGAGTACAGTGTGAGAGCTGTTCGGGAGTGAAACCCGTTCTGGCTAGGGGTTTCAGCCTTAACCACCTGTAAAGGTTACAAGACTCTAAGAAAATTTAAGGAAAAGTTTAGGTTTGATTTTTGGACCTTTACTACCAAAAACACCCGTTTACACCCCTCAAACCCGCCTATAGAGCCAAACGCCGGTGTTGAGGGTATCTCTACCTAGTGTGATAGGCTGGACAGGTAGCCAGCTGGACGCAAGGCCAGAAAGTGCTAACGCACTTCCCGACCTCGCTTACCATCAGTCTACCAAAGACTTAAAAGCTTAACAGCTAAGCGCTAAGCCCTTAAGACCTCAACGCTTAGCACCGAGCCCCTCAAGGGCTCGGCATCAGTCCTAAGGCTTAAACACTTAAAGTAACTATAAAGCTTTAAAAGCTTAACACTTAATAATTTAAGTAAATATAAAACCTTAACAGTTAAACGTTTAAAGCTTTAAAACTTAACACTACAGTAAGAGTTAAAAGCTTATAAACCTTAACACCTAAGTTAACTATAAAACCTTAAAGACTAAGCACTTAAGGATATAAACTTAACATCAGTGTTTAAGACTTTAAAACTTAAAGTAACTATAAAACATTAAAGCTTTAAATACTTAAAGTTAACCATCAGTCTTAAACTTTAATATTATAACCTATAAGCTTTAAGACTTATAGGTATTATAATATATTATAATTATATAAGTTATAAAAGTTTTAGAAGAGTAAAGGGGTTAACTTCTTTACTTCTCTACTCTCTTTGGTTCTTTCTCTCTTCTCTTCTTTTCTTCATCAGGGGAGAAGAGGAACCTTTTACCGTCAGCGCTGATGGTCTTTCGCCGTGTGTCTCGTGTGCTTGGTCGCAAGCTCCCGTCGCACACTCTCCACACTCTTACACCCGTGTCCTTCTTAGGCTTGGCGTGTTCGGCTGAAGGCGTACGGCGTGTCACGCTAACACCCTTAACATAAGGTAAGACTTAAAGTGTATATTATATGTAGAAGACTTTAAAAACCTTAAGGGTGTACACGTTTTGGCTGTGCCCTACACCGCTAGGCGTCAAGCGCTAAGCCTTAAAACGCGAACACACACCCACCCCCCTTTTTTCTTTCGTGTCCTTCTCTTTTGACACCGCTGGGGGGCGATGTGACATTTCTCACACCCGTGGGGGTAGTGGAGAAAACAAACACCCCACCACAGACAGAACACCCCCTCAAACGCACAAAACAGCCCCTAGAATCGATTAGCAGGGCAAGGGCAAGGTATTCATACCCCCAACGGTTTCCAGGCCGTTACAGAGGCAAACAAGACCCGTACAAGGCTAGGCGAGGATCGGAGACGTGATGGCACACACCAACCGCACCGCATCCTCAGCCCACCGCCGCTGGCGGCAACGACTCATCACCCAAGCCCGACAGCAAGGCCAAACCGAATGCCCACTCTGCGGAGTCACCATCACCTGGGACACCTACCAGCTACCAACCAGCCCCGAAGCCGACCACATCACACCAGTCAGCCGCGGGGGACTCAACACCCTCGACAACGGCCAAATCATCTGTAGAACATGCAACAGAAGCAAAGGCAACAGAACACAACCAAACATTCAATTCCAACAACAAACCACAAAAACATTGATTCCGTGGTGATAAAACCCGCCAACCCCCACCGGGACCATCCCCTGCACACCCGTGCAAGA